CCCAAGAGCACGTTAACCGTCGCAACGTGCTCTTGGGCAACCATTAATTCACAGTTTCCGAGATCGGTCCAAGCGCAATAGCCCTTGCCACCGCCGACAGGAATGCCTCTCGATCCTGATACCCGCCAACAGGTCCGCCATTGCTCATTGGTGGCGCTTGCTGTGCTTGTGGCTCGGCGTTTGCGGTTGCTGGCGTCATGTACTCAGACAGGCTATCCAGCTCGTTGTTGACCACTCCTTGAGCCTCGGGATGTGTCACCATCCGCTCGGCAATGCGCATGGCCTCGATGGTTTCCTTAGACTGCCGATCCTTATGGGCGTTGTGAGCGTCCAAGCCCATCTTGGCCTCTTGCAATTGCTGCTGGCGATGCTTGAGCTGTAGTGCTCCTGCCGCCAGCGGATCGATTTGTGGCTGTGCGGGTGCGCCGGTTGGCTGTCCGTGCATATCCTTTGCGATCTGCAACGAGGCAATGCCTTCCTTCGACTGCCGGTCCTTATCGGCTTTCTGTGCGTCAAGCTGCAACTTCTGTTCCTTGATCTCGACTTCCTTGGCCTTGATTTGAAGCATGGCAATGGCCAATGGATCAGGCTGCGGCTGGCCTGGATTGCGGGCAAGCAAGCTGTCGAAATCGTCGATCTTCAGAATTGCTGCTATCCGCCGATCCACCGCAATCTGGTCATACGCCGGATTGCCTTGTGTCAACTGCTTCAGGCTCATGCCTTTCAAGATGCGGTGCATTTCACTCGGCACATTCGGATCAGCCATCGGGATGATATTACAGTTGTCGAGTGCGGCTTTGAACTTCACCAACCGGGCCTGCTTATCGGCCTCGGTCTTGGCTGATCCCATGGCAGGACGCAGATTGCCGCGCCACAGGCTTTCCGGATCATCGCGGAACAGTTTGACCAACAGTCGAAATTCTTCGCTCTGTGCCGCGTGCAGCGCCTTGTGAACGCTACCCTCGATCTTGGTCGCCTGTTCGATCATTGCAAGCGTAGTTCCGACAGGCGCGTCTTGCTTGCCTTCCCCGACTGGCAAATCTGCAGTTCCACCAAGACGTTGCGCAACATTGCGCGTTTGCTCGATCAACTGAACGACCATTGCCGATACGTCTTTGTACGGCATCCCCATGACAAAATCCCGAATGGGGAGACCTCCCGTATCGATCTCGGCGCATCCGCCCGGAGGAACGACAATTTCGTTTGAAAGCTGGCGACCCGATCCCTTTGCTTTCAACAATCCAGGATAGTTTGCGGCCATGCCGCTATCGATGGATATACGCAACAGGGCCGTTAGCGCACTTGCCATGTTGCCCATCATCTGACCAAGGCCGGACCCGTAAATGCGGCTTAGACCCGTCGAATAGGGAAACAGCACGAATGGGATTTGCGCAATCTGGTCTTCGTCGTCTTCCTCCCAATTGCGGCGGATTTCAAGGATTTGGCGCGAACCCTCCTCGATCGTCACACGGTATGGCAATGGAAGCCCGCTTTCCTCGCCATCCTCCTGGTGCTCGAAGCCCTTGATATCAAGCTCGCAATAGCATTCGAATACAGTGTATTCCTGATCTTCGACGCGCTGGGACTGGACAGACTTACCTTCGATATTGGCCTTCTTAGCATCGACCACGCTTGGTGTTTGCGCCAGTGGTTCCGTCAAATCCACATCGCGATAGACCCCAAGGATTTGCATGCGTTTCATGGTCGATCGGCGCATTGAGATTTCGTGCGTAATGCGCCCTGCGTTCTTCAAGTCGGTCGCGTTTGATGGGACAATCAGATGTGTTCCATCGACGTACTCGGAGACCGGGCGACGGCGCAGCGGGCACTTGTAGACCTTCTTGAATGTCCCGGATGCGAGACCCGTCCACCACAGCATATAGCGGGTGTCGGGGTAATATTCACTTGCGGTTGTCGTGAGATAGTAGTTCAGGTCTTTTTGCAGGCAGTTGGCGAGATCATCGCTGTTTGCCGTCTCAGAGCCGAAGTCGACCACCTTGACCGGACCCGCAGCCGGGCATAGCTCGGCAAACGCATTGGCACGAAACCGCTCGACCGCCTCTAGTAGAACCGGATCACGGACAACCGAAGTGCTCATGCCGGACGACGACGTTGATACGCTCGACTTCGGGTCTTCCAGTTTCATACCAAGCAACTCAATCGTCTTGGCGCGCATGTTTTCCCACGACGTGCGCTCTTGCTTGTCGGACCCGATGGCATCAAGCAAATCTTCGGCGATACGATTACGCTCCATGATATCAATGCGGTCTGCAAGGTTATCCTGGTGTGCTGATGGGCCGGACAGGTCGGGCTCATGGAGGCTTTCGCCGGTCGGATCAATCGTAATCGAGCCGTCGTCATGATCGATCGTGACTGCGCCAGTCATAGGATTAATGGTAATTCCGCTGTCGTCTTTGGGGCCGTCATCTGCGGTTGGGATGGTGATTTCGGACGAATCGAACGCGGCGAACGCCGGCAACAATCCATCGGATTTCTTGGTGCGCTTGCGCTTTGGCTTCGGCGCGTTGAAATCTTGTGACATGGACATGATGGAAATTCCTCAATAAAAAGCCCGCCACGGATGAACCGAAGCGGGCAAGAAATCTTAACAATGAATGCGGCGTAACGTGTTCTACTAATTCCTCATCGAAGGCGCGTCGTCATTCTCGCTTGACGGAACATGCGCGGGCGGAATTTGAACAACAAACGATGCAATCCGCTCTAGGTATTTCATGCACACGTCACGGTCGACATGATGCGGGGCTTGACCACAGTAGGCATTCAACTCTGCAAGCTGGCGCTGGATGATACCGAGCATATCGTTTGTGGTGAGTGGGAAGGCTTCGTTCTGGTTCATGGGTTATCTCTATTCTTGTGAATGTCTGCGCGCGATATCAAGCGCACGGTTCATTGCATCTTCTGCGTTCACGCCATCATCATTGATCATTGTTCCAGGCAATGCGGACTGACGCGGATTGGCAAACAACGGTTGCCCTCCCTTGACTGCTTCCCTTACCTTATCAGTTAACGGGAAGATCGTGAAGCCATTACCGAGACCTGTCTTGCCTGATGGACTGTCAAGAGTTTCGATGTGTTGAGGCTTGATGCTGGGGTCGATCTTGGTCAGGATATTGCGGAGGTTCTTAGGGACAATGCCGGTTACGCCATTTTCGGCAATCTCAAGCCGTTTCTTCAAGTACGAAACATCAAGATCAGTACGTTGGCCATCTTCGACCTGCTTGATTTCTCTGCGTAAAGATTCTGCCGCTCTTGCGTTCGGCTTATGGCCGTAAAATGCCTCCATTCCCTCCATGCCGCCAGGATTATAGCCAAGTACCGTATCGCCACTCGGAATAGCAATATACTGTGCATCAGCCTCAACAGCTTGGCTTAGCGCTCTGCGAAGCGTTGTGTTTGTCCATTGGTCTGTGGTGTTGACGAGAGGATGACCGGATGCTGAGTTCTCGGCCGTTTTCAACTCTGCGGCAAGCATTCTGGCCTTTTGGTAGTTGTCCGCCCACTCTATGCCGGTAGGGTCTCCAAGAGCCCGCATTTGAGACAATCGATCGTTAGCATCCCCGCGATAGTTCTTTGATCTGTCGCCGTCTGGCAGTGACGCCATGAACTTGTCAGCTATTTCGTTAGCACGCCGTTGCGCCGCATCTTGTGCGGCCTTCAACTCCGCAATCTTCGCCTCATCCCTAACGCCACCGTCTCTAAGTTTCTGTCCCCAATCGCTCTGTATTTGATCGACTGTAAAGACAGGCTTGCCCTCGTGCTTAGTCGTAGAAGTCATCATGTGACCTACTATGTTGGGCTCGGGGAAATGACCGGAACGAAAGTCTAAACCAAGATGTCCTTTCATTAGATCTGTACGGAGTTCACCATCTTGAATTGACATTTTGAAACGCCAATCCTGTCCGTATTTATCCAACATGCTTGCGTCGAATTTCTTGAGTGCGGCTTCAATCCCTGATTTGTCTACATTCTCCGGCAGATGCAGTACTGTTTCTCTATATGTCGGGTTGGATGGATCGAGAGAATGGGCGGACCACTTTGGTGCGCTGCTTGACGCCCCCAACTCGTCTCTGATCATGCGTTGCTGATCGTGGCCTAGTTCGGAATACTGTTCGCCGTGATACATCCTCGACGCGTTGTTCAGCGCTTCCATGTCGGGCGCAGCGTACTCCTTTTCACTCAGCCTAACCCTATTCCCCTCCAGGTGCTTGACGATATCGTCTCGTGTGATCGACGGATTATCGGCCAACATCTTGCGGAGCTCCGTCGCTTCGATCTCCGCATCCTTCACACCTGATTTCTTGAGCATGGCAAGCATCTGCTCTGGCGTGCCTTTGGCTTGCTTCAAGCCTTTTGCTGCTTCAAGAGCTTGTGAATAGTATCCGAGACTGTCGACGTTACGCGCCACTGCCAATCCTCTCTCTATTGGATCACGACTGGATTGAGAGATAAGTGTTCCTGGAATGGTAGCTTTGTCACCGTTGGAGTACAGCAGATCGCCGGTCAATGAGTTGTAAGCGGTTCCAGGCTTTAGCGGCGCGTATGTATCAGCCATGGTGAGGTCGGAACCTGCCGCATCACGCATGTTGCGGATCACCAGCCCATCATGCCCAGCATCACGCGCCATCGCGGCCTCAATGTCTGAGTTAATGCCGTGCCGGTCAGTTCTGACGCCAAACCGCCTCCCATGGCCTTCAATCACGCGCGGATTGTCAAACCTATACTCAACAGGAACAATGGCGGGGGAATTACCAATGTTAGCATAGGTCTCTGCAACCTTTGCGTTACTTGTTCCCCATGGGCCAATACCGTTTTCCACACGCTCATTCATGGGAACATTCAAGATGCCGTATTCATCTGTTCCATGGTATCCACGCTCAACAAATTTGGGCGTGCGCGTATCCATGGGATGGTTCATAGGAAGGTCTTTAGACGCTTGGCTTAGGACTGTTCCTGGAAGAGTTGCTTTGTCACCGTTGGAGTTGAACCTTACAATCTGTTGGCTTTCAGGAACGTCGTAGTCTTCCCATGGTGGACGGGCTGAACGTTGTTCTGGTGTGAGATCGCGACGGGCTTGGACGGCACGGGCTTCGACTTCCGGATGGGATCGATGGTATATGTCGTACCCATCTGGATTTGTTCTATCGTATCCTGGACCCGTCCACCTTTTGTCTCTGTTTTGGGCAACATGATCTAATTCATGCAACACCGTCGACCTACCGCCATCCGGCATGGCTGCGTTGTATGCAATACCCCTGTCCTTGACGAACATTCCATTCCAACCCGTGCGGCTCGTCCCGTTGATGCGCTGGGCTGCCAACCCGCTTTCGTCTGGATACGCATCGAAAAATTTGGAGTGATCGACAAGATCAAGAATTGGACGGCCATGCTCGGCGTGCGCTGTTTTCGGTTCTTCGAACTTCGTTGGAACGTTGTGCAGCCTCATCTTGCTATCATCGATCTCGTGCAGCCATTCGCCGTCCATGGCTCGAAACTGTCCAGTCTCGCCCCATATGCGCCCACGCGGAACATTGTCCGCAGCCATAGCTTCTGCTTTGGCGAGCGCCGCATGATCTGCTGTCTTAGCTGTCCGTCCTGCAAAGATACCAACACCTTGCGCCGGTCGTGCCAGTGCGCCAGCAACAAGTGCAAGAGTGCCAGCAAAGCCGATCCCACGCCGTCCCAACTCTGGATACATCATTTCGTTTGTATCGATTGAGCCTTCTTCTGTCCTGTCGCCACGTTGAGCAAACGGCTTTGTCACGGCGTCGTAAATCAGCTCGCCTGCGTCATACACTGCATCGCCAAATCGATGTGGCATGTGTGCCGTCGACATGACCGCATCGGCCCATGGCGTGCGCGCCCGATCTCCGCTGTCATCGCTGCCAAACATGCCAAGTGCTCGACCTGTCATCGTCGACTTGCCAAGTTCAGTGTCATTGATGCCATTGATCGCGCCAAGCAACTTTCCGCCCAACGTCGGCTTGTCCCTGGCTTCCATGAACCGCTGATGAAACGCGTCTTGCTGTTCTGGCGTCGATCGCATAGAGCCTAGACGTGATCCGACGCCGCTCAATGTCGCAGGTCGATCCGTGCCAAGTCCCGCATTCAGATCAACCGTCGAAGGGCCTTCCGGCTGCGATAGATCATTGTATCGACGCGCCGTTGCAAGAGCGTTGGCGAATACGTCAAAATCATCATTGTTGGCCATCGTCAATTCACCGAATAGCTAGCAGGTTCAGCATGCACCAAGTGCACCCCGCGCGCAACAGAAACGTACAAGCGCCATAGAACTTCCTGCTTTTTCTTGCCGTGCGGAAGCCGCAAGAACACAACAGCATCAGGGTCTTGCCCGTCCCGCTTGCATAGATATCTAGCGAGGTCTTCAATCTCTTGGTGCACCATTGGATGGTCCCGTTCGAATGGCGATGAATTGATATGCTCAGACGGGATACAAGGCATCTCGTTGGCTCTGATGCTGCGATCTTGCAAGCTCATCGGCCTTGTGTTCGTCTTTGCGGATGGCCCAACCGTTGTCTCGAAGATACTTCAATCCCAATGTCATTGCATCAAGCAAGTCATCATGTGACCCGTGCGGGTAGGAGCAAATTGCTTGCATGGCGTTGGACGCCCAATCAAGAAATTGAACGTCGTCATTCTTGGTAATCACGGCTGGCGCATGAACCATGCCGTCCGTAAAAATATCAACTATTGCACTGGCGCGCGAACGCTTGTCGCCGTGGATGTTGATGGCTTGGACGCCAAAATCTCGATCCGCGAACAGTCGTTTGATGGCGCGCACAACATCGGGTGCACGATTTTTGTTCTCGATGATCAACTGATTAACGCGACGGCGCTTACAGGAATAGCCAACCCACTCGACAAGTCCCCACTTGGCTTGCTGGCGTTTCTTCCATGAAATTTCACTTTCGCCGTCTTCGCGTTCGACCGTCTCGCCGCTCAATTCAGGCAGCCGCTTCTGCCAAGCGTCGGCAAGCAAAATCTTGCGGTGCTTCGTGATTGGGTCTTCGTGAACAACCCAAATCGTCAGGGCGCTGTAGTCGGCCGTTTCTTTCTCGCTGAACGCCGTATCGAGCGACGCCAGCACATACAGCGGCTTGACCTCTGGGATAAACCGTAGCATTCCGCCGTCGCCCCTACGGACCTCATGCGGCTGGAACCATTCTTCATGGATCAATCCGCCACCGCGTGGTGTCGGCTGCTGTTGCCACTGTGCCGCCCATTCGTATGGGTTGAGCTTATACTGTGCTAGCTCTTTTGGTCCCCATCGATCAGCCCATAGCAACTCACCATCGTAGGTACGCGGGTCTTCCCATCCAAGCGATGTCACGCAATGCCGAGTTGTATCGTACTCGGCTGGCAAGTTGAGGTGCACGGTTTCCGGGTCGTTCAAAAACACGCTGGACAAATCATCCTGATGACCACGCTGTGCCACCAACACTTCAGCAGACGTTCGCGGGTCATTCACGCGAGATTTGAGTGTCGTATTGTAGAGCGTCAAGACCCGTTCGCGTTGAGTTTGGCTTTCGACCTCATCCATCTTGTGCGGATCGTCATAGACGCGAATGCCAGCGCCGCGACCCGTCACCGTTCCTCTGAACGATCCAGATATTCGAGTGCCGCCAGATGTGGTATCAAACTTGCCTTTAGCGTCCTGATCCTTGTGGATGGCGACACGATCGCCCCACCGCTCTTGATACCACGGGCTTTCGATCAAACGCCGCGTGAGAACGGAATTGTCCATCGCCAAGTCGTCGCCATACGACAAGCACATGAACCGCGAGCCCGGACCAAGCAAAGGATAGCGCTCGTCCGGCTTCTGGCACCAAATCCAGGCATTGAACGCCACGCTGCATAGGATCGTCTTGGAATGCCTAGGCGGTAAGTTCACGCATAGTTTTCGAATTTGACCGCGCGCCACAGCCTCCAGATGTTCTGCAATCGCATCTAGGTGCCAGTTATCCTGATAGGCAGCTGGATCAATGACATGCCATGCTGCCCGATAGAACTCGATCAAACTCCCCTCAAGATGTTCCTTCTCCAGCTTCATCCGCAGTGCTTTTTTAGCCTTTGCGAGTTGGATGAGACGGGGGCGAAGGTCTGACATTAGAAAATTATTTCGTTCCCATGTGGTTGTTTTGGGGTTTTGAAAGTGTTTAGCCGGGAGATTACCCAACGTATTTCATATGCTACCGAATTATATTTGCTAAAAACGCTGCAATTGTAGTTTAATTAAGCGCATCACTGCCCGGCTCGGCGTCATACAGACCGATAGCTTCCTGTTCCGCAAGGATAAAGTCACGAAGCTGGTCAACGTCCATCTGGTCGAACTCGCCAGGACCGCCGACCTCAACCTGCTTGGTATCGCCCCATTCCTTGCGACGACGGTTGCGAAGCCAATGCTGTTGGGCAACCGGATTAGCGGGCACATGCGCCTTGATCTTGACAACCTTGGCGTTATCGCCCTTGCCAATTACTCGTTCAACTTCATAGTCGTAACCAGTAGCAAGTTTGTGCGCGCTGGCGGCAACTTCGGCGTCAGAAATCGATTTATAAGCAACGGGGTCTAAAAATTCTGGAAATTCTTTCCGCCAGTTGTAGATGGTCTGTTTAATAACACCAAAGAAACCGGCCATTTCATCATCAGTTACGCCAAGCAGAATGAGCTTTTTTGCTTGCTCGGCATACTCAGGCTTGTAAGCACTTGGGCGACCAACTTGTCGCTTCTCTGTTGCTTGTGCTTTGACTGTCTTTTTATCCTTGGATTTCTTCTTAGTCTTTGCCTTGGCTGGCATTGGAATAACTGCGGAATGTATGTCCGCCCTTTTGTTGATGGGTTATGTTTCGTTCATTGCTCCGGCGCGCGAAATTCGTATTTTGCTGGATTTGCGTCTGATGGACTTGAACCGTACATGGATGCAGCGCCACCAGCCATGCCAAGCAGGCCGTACTTGCGAAGGATCGAGATTAGGTTGTCGTCGAACACGACGTAGTTGCGCGAACCTTCACCAGCGGTGCGGGAGCCTTGGTCTAGGTATTTAATGCCGGGGATGCCGGCTTCGCGAAGGGCCTTTGCGCCAGCTTCCGGTTTTCCCTTATTGATATGCTCCCAGATGTCTTTCCCGGTGAACATATCTGGTCCAAGTTCTCGCGGCGTTACCGTGGCCCCGCGATGACCGGAAGCGTAATTTTTGGCGTCGGCTTCTGTTTTGAACCGCTTTGGCGTGAGATAGTGAGAACCAACTTCGTATTCATACTTTGTCGGCGGCAAATGCTGTCCCGCCATGTCATCTACAAGCCAATGCTGCTGCCCAACCGGCTTGTCCCAGTCGAGGAAATGATCATGGTGGGCGTTGATGTTGACTTCGTACATGTGCCCCTTCGGGCGTTCTCTTAATTCCAATTTAGTTTTATCTCTAATAGAGTTTTCCAGGGCTTGAGCGATATTGTGAATTTTATTCCTTTCTTCAATCAACTTCATATCAAAAGGACGCCTTTTCCATGGAAAAAATGATTCCTCAGCGTCTCTTGCTTCAATTACAGCTTTCTGCCTTGCCATGGCCTCTATGTTGACTTCGTCAAGAGCCTTTTGCGTATCGCCGCCGTGTTTTTCGATCAATGCTATTGCCTGGTTAACGCTATCGGGCTCTCCTTGTATTGGACGACCGTTGCGGTATGGTATTGGCCCATTCCCAATTGGCAATCCTCTATCCGCCAGGGCATCGCGATAACTTCTCGCAACGCCCTCTTTTTCTGCAAAATACAGCCCATGCCCATACGCCTGCGCACCTTCACCTGACCCCACTCTGTCCATGCTGAACCGATCGAAATCATGCGGGCTGCCGTGATAGGCGCGGATGCCTGGCTGAACTTCAGTCGCAGATGCCGCCGCCGTGCCGCGTTCTAGTCCTTCTGCGGCCCGCGATGGCGCTGACATACGTCGGAATGCAGGCATTGCTGTCATGCCCATGATTGGAATTTCAGCACCGCCGAGAACATCACGACCGAACATCTTGGCTGCATCAGAATGAGCATCCGACGCGGCTCGCTTGGCTTCGCTTATGCCGCCGAGTGGCTGACCTGGAATTGCCCCGTTCACGAGACCTGCCATCGTGCTTGGAATGCCAGCCGTGTAATAGTCTAGCACACCAAGTCCAGCGTTCGCGCCGCAGCTTGGAGTACCACGGCTCTAGGCCGTCATCGGACACAGCCCCACCGTCTGCATAGTATCGAGCCAGCGCTATGGCATTCTCATACGGTGTCATGGCGCTACCTTCGTCAGTTAAAGCATTCGCACATCTTCGGCGACTTGCTGTCTTGTAGAATACCCCACGCATCAAGAATAGAGATTGCGGCGTCAAGCCCATAGGCGACTGCTGACAATGCTCCGACATTCTGGAATGTCTCTAGCATGGATTGCTGTTCTGGGGAAAGGCGACCTTTTTTCGTTTTTAGTTCAAGGCCGTAAGTCTTTCCATCTGCAATCATGACGATATCAGGAATACCAGGAGTAACGCCCATGGCTTTGAGCTTGGCAGCGTCGCGCTTGGTTCTTAGCTCGCCGTTTGCAGCGTGGAACCACAGCACACCTTTGCGGGCACGGAACTTGAGGTGCTGAACAACGGCGATGTGGATTTGAAGCTCGGATGGCTCTGGTTTGGTTGGTTTCTTTGTCATTGTGATTACTGCCGGTGGTTGGCGTACAGCATAGCGAGATGTAGGGCTTGAAGAAATGGATCATTGACGGGACCGCCGGATGCACGCGGCGGCATATTGACTGTAAACACGCCCCTTTGGCCTTGATGCCCATCAGGCGCATCCCAACCCCATCTATCTTTGGACGCGTGCCACTTGGTGCTCCCTGGTAATTTTTCAACATCGTAGCCACGTCGTGCCATTCCTTCATACATTCGAGCTGCCTTGCTCGATACTGACATATCGCTGGTAAGCGGATAACCAAGGCCGTGAGCATGGTCGACAGCGGCCTTGTAGAGTGCTTTGCCGTAGCCTTGGCCTTGCAAGGCATCTTGAACATATGCTCCACCAACCCCAACGAGGCCGTTATCATGATCAACGGCGGCTGTTATCCTGCCTGCTTGCGGAATGAAAAACTGAACTCCGTTTTCCATTTTTGCATCAGGCTTTAGATACGGCGTCATTCTTGCCGCTTGGCCAACCGATTTGACACCAAGCCAAGCCGGACTAGACGCTCCAGACATTAAGCTGGCAAGCATCAATGCTGCGTTTGTTCGTTCATCGAAATTATAATAACCCATGGACCGACCCAACGAACGAACGGCGTCTCCCGTTGCGGATACTGGTCTTTCGTGCCACGGTGGCAGGTCTCGCACATCTCCGCTATAGCGATCGGATGGCGCAAAGGATTGCTGCCGCAGCATATCGGTCGGATAAGTGATGCCCTGACTTGACTGGGTTGCGTCGGCCATGTTCTAAGCCTTTTGGTAGAATTGCCGGCGGGCATGTTGTAATCCCGCCGGCAGCGTGTGCTATCAACATTGGAGCTAGGTGGTACAACTTTCCTTGAAAAGCATCATGCAGAAATCAGGTTGATCCGGTGGAGGCGGACACCCGTTCGCATGATGGCTGCACCAGTTTCCCTTATCAGCCATAACCATGGTGCTGATCTCCTGAGTATGTACGCGCACAAAAATGAATGGCGTCGGCGCTTTTGGGCGGGAGGGAACCGCTCGGGGACAGCGCCGACGCCTCGGTCAACGCAAGGGGATGCGCGACCGATTGGAATTGACTAATCCGTGATTTGAATTTTCATGAGCGGCCCGTCGAACCGCTGCTGTTGGGCAGCGCCTTCGCACGTGAACACGGCGCGGTATTGGACGGCGTAATGACCTGGCTTGACGCTCGGAAGCGCAACCGATGTAGTTCTCTGGCCATGATCTGACGGTGTTGCAAAAGAAACCGTGCTATCGATCAGCCTAAACCGAGAAAACGTCCCGTCTGCATCGGCATACCAAAGGCGATAAAAGACCTCGACATTGCCTTTCGGCGGATAGCATTCTGGACGCTTGGAGTAATGGAACGAATAAGAAAAATCCTCTCCCGGCTTCAGAATTGCCTTGAAAGGCTGAATATCCCATAGAACCATGGCCGGACGGTCGTTGTAAATCATGCGGTCGACAAGCCGGGGCGTGAGCATGGAAATGAGCGCCACGAATATCGCAAGGAAAAGCGCAGCCGTCGATGGGCGGACCTTCGTTATCCAGCTCCAATCAAATGTTTGGCTTGCTCCGGGCTGATTTTGCCGAAGATCACGAGCGCTATGATGACCGCCGCCGATCCCCATTTCAGGATTTCGAGTGCCACGCCCAAGGAGGGCAAGGTCTCTTTCATAGCCGTCTTCGATTGAGACAGCTTGCTCATGTCCTGAGAAATCCGGCGCATCTGGTCTGAGTGCCATCGCTGGTGGTTCGCTATTGCGTCCTGCATGCGGCCGACGTTGGTCATTGCTAGGTTCAGACGTTCGTCGATCGAATGATTGCGCGTCCTCATGTGCTCCAAGACCGTCTCGATATGGTAAATCCGCGTTTCCGCCACTGCCAGGCGTTCCCGAAGGTGGGATATTGCTGCGAGCATGTCGTGTTGCATTACCATCTCCACGATATGCACTGATTGCAAGCGCCAGATCGTCCATGTTTGTGGTTGTCATTTGGATACACCCAATGCGCGAACATATCCTTGAAGACTATTTAAACGGGATGTTTCACGTGAAAACTGTTTGCGAAGTTGTAGATACTTAATAACCAAATCGTCGCCTGACTTGATGGCTTCCGCCTTGCTGACTGGCACCATGAGGCGTGCCGGTGGTGCCAGCAACTTAGACGGTGGAACCGTTAGGGTTGAGCATCCGGTCATGCCAACCACGGCAATCGTTGCCATGGCACAGAGCGTCGCGAACACGTGCCACTGGGCAATGCGACGCGGGCAATTGCCTGCGGTATGGCCCCGATGACAGCAGAATGTACAAATGATGTTCTGGTTCATGGCAACCTCGCAAAGGCTTGTGCCATGACAGGTGTTACAAGGCATTTTCCGCTGCCATTCAGCAGTGCCACGGCAGCTTGGTAGCCTTCCTCGCGCAAGCTGTCAGCCGTGGCAGCCGTGGCAAAGTCATGTTCTGCAAAGGTTTTCAGGCTGTCATTGGTGGCATCGATCTCGCGCTGCATGGCAGCGATACGGTGGGCGTTGAACCCGTGCCTGTCACCCCATGACACGAGATAACCCGCCACAAAAAGCATAGCTGTGACCTGCAACCCGAACCGAGTTGCAGGTGAAATTGCCAACCCAAAAAACATGGTAGTCCCCCAGCTATTTCCCGCTCGGCGTCCAGCGGCCGGACTTGAAATCGTCAACCATGAGCCAAAGCTGCTTGCGGTAATGAAAGACTGCAATACAACCCAAGATAAGCAACACAATACCGAAATGATCCTTTGCGAATTCTGCAAAGCCAGCAACAGCCATGCCCATTTCCTTGAAAATTCCGATTTGCTCGGTCACGGCCTGGACGTGCGGGGCCAACTCGATCAGTCCGCCAGTTGCTGCAACAACCGCAGCGCCACCCTGCGCAACCTGAGTTGTCTCGACTTTGCGCGAGATCGGCGCAAGGCTATCAGGTGTGACAGGTTCGTCAGGCAACTCGGCCTTGCCCATGCGAGGGGTAGCAGGTTCGTCGCCAACAAGGCGCAACGCCGTCTTGCGAACGGAAGCTACGCGGACAAGCCACCCCTTCTTGAATTTGGCTTGCGATGCATCGTTTTCGACGATCTGAACAAGAAACTTAGCTCTAGCGTCGCAATAGTCATTGATGAGGTCGGTCGGCGACCGATCGTTGACGGTGGCAATCGTGCCATGATCCAGCTTGCCAGTTTGTGGCGTTCCGACAATTCGCTGTAGATATTTGACGGCGCGGGATGGACCACTATTCAATCCATAGTCGGCCACGGCGTAATCTAGTCCGCTCGGAAGATCGTCACCACCAACCGCAGCCCAATAATCAGACCGATAGATAGCTTCAACATCTTCCATTGATAGATCGCGCACGGCATCTCGAAGCTGATCCCATCCGGCGGCATCACGCTTTGGGAGCTTGACGCCCTTGACCTGCGCAACGCGACCAATGGTTATACCGCACTTCGTCGGGCCGCCTCGGTCGGCAGCTACATCTTCGTAAGCCGTCCCCTCGAATTGAAGGGCGTCGCGAAAGAATTTATCAAAATTTGAGCGCATGGTTCCCTCATGCCGCACCCATTTTCGCTCTTGCGGAACGCAGCGTCTGGGCATCCAAAACATGAAGTTAGGGTGACGCCGAGCTGGTGTGCGCAAGAGCGAAGATGAAATGCAAAAGCCCGGACACCATTGCTGGTTCCGGGCGCAACATCGTTGGATGTTAAGGAAAATATAGCCTAGTCGGCGGTTGTCTGCAATAAGATTAATGCAATGTAAAGGCAAAATGATGCGCTAAATTGTCGCACCTAGTCTTCTTTTGGCTTTTCACCTCCGAAAGAAATATCTTTTATCTCAACGTATGCACCGTCAACAAGCCGACAGTAGGATACAATGTTGCCGTCCACTAAAAGCGCAACCGTTTCGCCTTTATCCATGGCCGCTTCTGCCGCATAGCAATTAGGATCGTCGCCAATGGTCACGATGCCATCGACAGTTCTCGACAAGAGTATTCCATCGCTAAATGCAATCAATCTTTCGCGATCTACCGTTTGCATATTGACCTCGGTTGCGACATTAATTTTCAGGTTGCGACATTAATTTTCAGGTTGCGACAATCTCACTCATTCTCTTGGCGACGCCATATCTCAATAGCAACCGCGTTATGTCCGTTCCGATGCCACCGAATTTGTTCAGTTGGCCGCTTTCTATGAGATCGCCAAACTGAAGTGCCGCCTCACGATCCATGCTACGCCACATTTGAATAAAATCGTGCAGCGCATCATAGACTGGAACCGGATCATTGATGGTGTCGGGCTCGAATTGGTATCCCGCTGATTGATCCTTCATGGTGTTCTCCTAATTCTCGATCACTTTCGAGCCTGGCACGACTTTCTTGGCTGCGATCACTGCTCTGATTACGTCTGCATGCTCTTGCACTGTCGTTAGGATGGCTAGAATTTGCTGTAGCTCATCGGCGGCATCGGCGTTTTTCATTTCAGTTACACGCCGCAGCTCGACGTTAATCCGCCAGATACAGCGCTCAATCGGGATCATCTTGCGCTTCCTTTTTAAGCCCGCCACGCTTCCAATCGTATTTGAAGCCAGCCGGCGGCTTGCGAAAACCGCTTCTGCGTTCCACCGCGTTGACGCGATTGACCATGACACGTTTCGTTTTCGCAATCTGCGGGACATCTGCTTCATGGGTCTTTGTGTTGTGGCACGTCTTGCAAAGCGTCTGGCAATTATCCAGCGTGGCAGGACCGCCGACAGCATCGGGCACGATGTGATCATACTGTGGCGGCCCGTTGGCAGCCGTGATCTTGGCCGTGCATTTCTCGCAATGGCCGCCACATCGGTTCCATGCCGCAAGACGGACGGTTTTGCTAAACTCTGTGCGGCTCATTTTCGTTGTCCATGTTTTGATGTACTCGTGGTTCCCAATATTGCCCGTGACCGCCGCACTTTCCTTTTCCAGATCGTGCAATCTCTGTGCGCGTCCGCATTTCACCGGCTCGGATAACGCGCCCGTGTTCGCACGCATCTCGTAGGCTTCCGCCGAGCCATAGGCAATCCGCACACCTGCGATTGCCGTTGCTTTTGATACGTGGCGTGATCGCAATTAAACTCATCATACAACTCCGTTCGTTTTATGTCGCTTGCCGTCCCATTTTTCGCTCAGTCCGCTGCATCCACTCGGATCGGTCCATCTCTCGCTCCAAAATGCGAAGATACTCTAGCTGTACCTTCTTGAGATTTGCATCCGCCCTCGCTTCCACCATCGCGCGAAGATACTCCATCCATTCTGGTGACGCCTTTACTTTCTGCTCGGCAGCGGCAACAGATTTTTCATTCAAGGCGAGCGCTAGCTGCGACAATGTTGCGGTCTTACATTCTTCCCGCAAGCTAGCCGCCTTGTCGGCCTCAACCCAAGCCTTAGCAACTATTCTGAACCTCTCGCTGATCGACCGCTCTTGCTCCGGCATTTCTGCGATTGGAGGTCGGCTTGATGCTATGGCTTGCTCACTGATCGTCGACATTGCACACCTACAGTTTCTTAATGTCAAGGCCGTCGATCACGGCTTCATTCGGCGTTCTCAGATTTTCGACAGGCTTGCCTTGGGCGAACAAGTTCCATGCGTGGAATGAAATTTTCAACATATCCTTGCGTTTAACACTATTGCGCGTATCACCGCTCCGAATCAGCCGCTCCCGCAATGCATGCGCTGGGCACCCTGGATACGATGGCGACCCCGTCTTGAATACGTCAATGAAGCTATCAGCAACTTCATTGAGGCCCACGACGTGACCGCCAGCGTAATGGATGAACGCCGCAAGCGTTGGCGAGAGACCGACGACACCCATGGTTTTTGATACCGAATATTGCAGTTGCGGCCTCGCCTTGGCTGCCTCCAGGATTTCACGATGCGTAAACTTAAGCGGTTCCGTAATTACACCATTCTTGATCATGAGCAGAAGCCGTGCTGCCGATGCCAGCTTTGCACTGTTTACAAGGCCGTTCATCGTCAACACGTCGGTCGCGCGGCGCGGTCTTCCAGTGTCGATTGTGGTCACGGCTTTGAAGCTTACGCCGTAAACCACCAGCGTTTCGAAATTGCAGCCAGATTGAACACATGCCGTTAGCCGATGTTGGCCGTTGATCAGGTTTCCGCTGTCGTCAAACTGGATGGCCTCGCCGTTGAACTCCCAATTGTCGTTCTCCATAGCGCGCGCCAGTGTGTCGACTGTGTACCGCGAAATCTTACGGTTGTTCTTATTTTTCGACAGCCACGCTTCCGCAATGTCTGGCGTCACAACAAGTATCTCCTGCCGCGTTTTTTCACTTTTGCGCGGCTTCGACGACGCTTTGACTGGTGATTTCTTGACGACTTCCACGACTGACAACATTGGCTTTACCCCTGACTTGAGTTTGCGCGATTTCTCGCCTGATAAGTTCAACATGCTCAACTCCCAACTGTAACGCAGACGCTAAGTTTCTGTTTGGCTCTATCTGATGGTGCCGGACAAAGCTCAACTCAAACAACGTAAACAGTGGACGCATGGCTAATCAACCTCCAGTAACTTCATGGCTCTTGCTTTAAGTCCGGGCGGAAGCTGATTGATTGCGTCGATGTTTGCTGCAATCAACTCTTGTAGTTCCTCGATGCTGTCGACAAGTGACCGGCTTTCTTCGAGCTTGGCAAGAAAACCTTCCGGATCAACGATTGGTTCATCATAAACGGGTTCGACTGTGACGGTTTTTGTTGGTTCGACTGGCGCGTCCGGGTCTGGCGGTTCGATGTTGGATGGCTGTGGCTTTGTGGCGGATGGCGTGATATCGCGCATATCTTCGACGTGAGCCATGTCATCGGCTTCCTCGCGTACCTGGATACCTCTCAGTGCGTCTGATCCTCCATCCTTACCCGCAAACCCAAGAGCACGCGCTTTCAGCATCCGATCTGGATAACGAAACCATGCGCTATCGTTCTGCTTGACCTTGCCGTAGCTTTCCTTGGTGGGGCATTCGTCCCATAGGCCAGCTCGCTTGGCGCGCGCGACCGAGAACGATGCGGTGTGAACTGAGCCGTCCGGGCGCGTCAGATCGACGGTGCATGTCCAGTCGTCCTGCATTTCTGTGCCGGACCACGTTGTTTTGATCTTGAAGCCCTTGGCCAGAAGAATGCCGGGGACGGCCTCAGAATGAGCTGTGATCCGACCATTGATCATCGCGAGCAATTGAATTGCTTGCATGGGAGGAACGCCGATCTCCATGCCCTGGAGAACAATCATTGTTCCCCGCGCAAGCGTTGCGTCTGCATCCTCTATCGTAGCGCCCTGCCCGTAGCCTATCTTTTGCGGCTTCAGCATACCGGATGTCAGCGCCATCTTGGCGAACCGATAGACTTCCTCGACGGATTGAGGATAGATCGGACCAAGTGTGCCGCCTGACTTGAGTTGAGCGATGCTGGTGCTGGTGCTGGTCATGGTGTTGCTCGCTGGAACTTGATTTCGCCAAAATACGAACGCTGCGCCCACTCATCATAGGGTCGGATCACATCCTCGATCATCGATCCTGGACGGACCTCGAATGTGTGCTGATTGAACTCGCCGAGAACGACACCGTTCGTTATGTACGCCTCGACAATCATGCGCTTGGCGAATTCGTGAACATCCTCGCACGGATTGGCTGTCATGAGCATCATTCGGCGGCCTCAACTGTTTGCTTTTCTTCCCATGACATACGACACCCTACGACGGTAGTTCGTGCCTTGGCTGCTTTGTCAACAAGTTTTTGCAGCAACTCGACAAGCGATGGATGCTGCTGATCCGCATAGAACTTTGCAACCGCTGCAAGGTCCACAATCGTTGCCGTAGCTGGCACGTCCCGCACACTGCGACGCGTGCCAGTCGTGCCAATCATGATTTTAGGTGCTGCCACGACTGGCATCGGTGCCACGGGGATGTCAGGCAGGACCGGAGGCGCTTCGGTGTAAGCTGCCACCGGGTCTGTTTTGATCTTTTCCGCTCGCTCGGATTCAAGTCGGGCTCGCTCTGCCTTGGCGATGGCTTGTTCCCGTTCGAATTTAGCCCGTGCAGTGGCTTCGGCTTCTTTGCGCAGCCTTTCTTGCTCTAAGCGCAACCATCCGTCTGCAAGCGCAGCTATCGCCTTGGCTTGGGCTTGTGCTTCGCGCACAATTGGGAAGTACAACGCATCGACGGCATCGGCGGCGTCTTGATGTGGGGCCTTATCGACTTTGCGGCGTTCGTCAGCGGCCTTTGCAGCATCATTGATGCGCTTGCGCCAGTTCTCAGCCTTGTCAGCTTCCGGCTTAGTCTTGATCGGATTGCGAGCATAGTAGGCTTTTGATTCAGCCACGTCGCCAAGCAACGCCTCACGCATGGTGCGGAAGGTATCGAGATCGCCGGAGTTGTGGCCCGGGCCGATTGTTTCACGTGAAACATCACCCGTTGCCGCTATTTTTGCCGGTTCGCTGTTGAATTTTTGTTCCGCAATTTCAACAGGTTGCGCCTCAGAAACGACCGGATCATGCCCCAACGGTTCCGCTAATTCTGCCGCCAACGGCTTGACCGGATCAAGATCGGCTTCCCACCTACCGTGCTCACGGCGATAGTTGTACTCTGGTCGTGTTACTGGACGCTTGGCGACGCTGATCCATATGCCGCCCATACGATCAGTATCAATCGCAGAGCCATCGATCTTACCGTACTGAGCGTCGGCATCGCGCCAGAACGCAACAGGATGACCATCGCGGGTCCGGTAAAATCCAGAATGTGGAGCCGTCTCAGTGATATCACCGAATGTTCCATCTAGGGCTTCGCGCCACCATGACCACTGATCAGACATCTATTTCTTTCCCCTCAGTTCGTCCAATGTCGCGTAAGTTGGCTCACCGTAAATCATGTATCCGTGACCCAAAAGAGCACTGATGGCGGCAGTTGCCATCATGCGCCATTTGTCGCGCAAATCTTCACTTTCATCACTCCATGAGGTCAGCCGTTTCCGATTTGCCGCGCGAGCGCTGTCTTCCTGCCACAAGGCTTCAGCGACGAACTCAACAATTTCTTTTGCTGACGAGTCATTCATGACTTGGTTCCATTGTGTGTGGTACATTGGTGTTGTCGGTGCTGCTCTGTCTCGTCCGCTACCAACCGCGTGCCAGTCTCTCCCGGCGGCCCTTTTTCTCACCAGTGGTTGAACCACAGATATATGCCATGCAGACACCAGAATGGAGGGATGATCACTCCAATGAAGGCCAGCACGATTTTTCCACCGGGCACCGCGCCAGCCGTCATCAGCAATGAGATAATCCACCATAGATGTGTCACGAAGCCAGCAACCAAGCTGAAAAAAACAGACATTGCTGTTCCTATTACAGCAAACATTCCGGCATCTTCATACGTCATGACGGATACCCTGTTTTTGGAATGAAGATAGGCTGTGGTGGCGCTGCCATCAGCGCCTTCATCAACAGTGCATGCGTTTCTCGATTGGCATCCCTATGGATGGCTTGAACGACAATCATAAAATCAGCGCTGAACTCCGCCGAAGCGTGCTTGTCCAGTTCGAATGTCCACTTCTTGGTGAACCACTTCATTCGAGCATGCAGTGACCGCTCATCGTTTTCACGATCACGGCCTGCCATTCTTAACTCGGTAGATGTTTGATCTGTCATGATACACCTGCATATTTCTTCATATCTTCCATCGCGTCATGGTTTGATGCGTGAAAATCAGGAAGCGGATCATTCGGCCGACTGACGGCGTAAATCATCTGGCCGGCTTTTTCATCGCCGTATTTCTTGGCCAGATCAAAGCCAGCCTTGCCAGCCAAGCAGATTGCGAATCCTGCACGACAGTGAGTCGTCTTGCACCAGTTCGTTTCGTCGCATTTTTCGCCATGCCATGAGCCCATGTCTAATTCCGCCTTGCCGGCTTCCACGGCAGCAAGAATAGCAGCATCAATATTGGGAACAGCAAATGGCGCGTCCGACTTGATGCCCCATTGTTCGCAATACTCTGCGCCAGTAACGGGCTCTGGCGCAGCTTCTAGCTGCTTGCCGCCGGTAACGACCGACGACGATGCATGCATCATGATCGCCACATGCGCCGATGCCGTTACTTTGAGTGCTGAGAAAAATCTGATAAATACGTTCTCCAACGCCACGACGCTGCTGTTCCCCCACGCCACGACGCTGCTGTTCTCCCGCGCCTCGACGCTGCTGTTCCCCCGCGCCACGACGCTGCTGTTCTCCCGCGCCTCGACGC